TTTCCGGCAGGACGAAGTCGCCAGAGCTGTCAGCGGTCGGAGCGGCGGTGCCGTCAGACCAGCCAACCGCCCATTTGAGCACCGGCTGCGGGTTGGTCTCGCTCAGCTCGCGCATACGAATGTGCGACGCGTTTTCCGGGTCGGAATTGAGGCCGATGGTTGCCTGGCCTGGCGTGCGCAAGCCGGGCTTATAGGTGCGATCATCGGACTCCAGGCAAGTATCTTCGATCTGGTCAGCAGGGGCGCCGCCCGGGTTAAAACTGGTCGCACATTGAACGGCAACGACAGAGTCGTCGTCCGGGTCGATGAAGTAAATCTGGGTGCCCTGTGTGAGCTTGCTCATTGGTGGTACTCCTGTTGCGGGTTTTCAGGCATAAAAAAACCCGCTCAAGGCGGGTTGGTTGGGGTTGCTCGTTTCAGCGGCTGACAAACCAGTCCACGCTGAAGGTGTAGCGGTATCGCTTGGTTTCCGGGTCTTTGCTCTGCCCGAGCCAGCTGGTGATGTGTGCGTGCGGCTCGATGGCGTCACGCAGCGCCCTGGCCACATCGGTTACCGACGCGCTGGTGTTGCCGTACACGTCTATCTGCAGGCTGTAGCCGTCCATGTCTGGGGTTTGGTTGATGTAGTTCTCTGGGCTACCGCCGACGTTCTGCCAAACGGCATAGGGGTATGGTGTTCCCTCTGGTACCTCGCCAAAAGGCCAAAGGCTGGGCGGATTGCCCAGCACGGCCCGCACAGCAGCCGACGCGGCGCAGATAGGGTAGATTGGTGCGATCATGTTCACCCTCCGCTGCCGCTTCGGGCCGCTCTTTTGATGGCGCGATCCAATGCCTTGTCATACTGGCTTGCAAACTCGTTGATGGCAGCCGAGATATGGTCAGCAAGGGCCCGGCGCATAAACGGCGTAGCTGCCACTTTCTCGGTACCGAACTCCTTGTAGCGCCAGTGCCGGGTATCCTTGCCGGGCAGGCCATCAAGCGAGGCGGACGTTGCGTTGCCGCCAGCCCCGCCCATGACCCCTACGCGAAACATCAAGTTTCCGGTGCGCTTGAAGGTTCGGCCAGACCAACGCTCGACTATGTTCTTTTCAATGTTGGCGGCGGTCTCCGGGTCGTCCAGCGCTGCAGCATTCTCCTTCGCCTTGTCGCGCACCAACTGGGCGGCCTTTCGCAGCGCGAAGCGCCCACCCTTATTCTTGACGTCACGGCTCACTTCCTGAAGTTTGGCAATCAGGTCATCAACCCCGGCCAGACTGAAATCTAAGCCGTCAGTCATAACCAAACATCCCGCGCAGGGCTGCCCCGCTCTCGATCTCAGTGAGCGCCCATTGCTTCCAGGCAAGGTCATGCGCCCACTGCTCTCGGTCTGGTTTGGCGATCTCGCCCAGCTTGTGTGCGGTAACGTCCCACGCCATCGACCCGGCATCGGCGGTAACGGTTGGCACGCCGGCTAGCACTGAATCAACGGCGGAGTTGCTGTTGTAGCAGATGGCGACGGCAGCGCCGGCCAGATCCTCCGCGAGCGTGCCGCGGGAGTTGGTGGCCATGCGCAGCTGCTGTTTGATGCCTTTCCGGGCGGTGAGCGGGTGCGGGCGAAACTTTACCGGCAGCCCATAAGCAGCCGCGGCGCGCTCGGCGGTCTGCTCATACCAGGGCATGAGGTCTTTACCCTGCAGGCTGGCGTCTCCGGGTACCTGCCCCATCAACAGGACATAGTCGCCACCTTCCTTCCAGGGCTGGATGCTGAAGTGCTGGCGGAAGCGCTCGCCGCCATCAACGGGCGCTGCCGGGAACTCGCCATGCCCGTTGAGTCCATTCCAGGCGAGAGACGTCCAGGCGAACCGATCGCCCAGATAGCCGCGCTCAATGACCAGCACGTCATGGCCGGCGGCGCGCAGTTTCTGTCCAAGCCGCCACCCCCAGCAGGCTACATGCTGCGTTCTGGCCGCCTGGCCATGGGTGAGCGTTACGTCAAAGCCCAGCTTTTCAAATCCCGCGGCCAGGGCGGCCTGATGGGCCAGCTGATGCTCTGCGCGCGGGCTGGAAATCAGTGTGGTGTGCATACGCCAATCCCCATCTTGGAGCCGCTGTCTACAAACTCAACGCAGCCCGCATTGGTGGCAGCAATCTCTGCCCATAGTCGCGGCACTTCAACCGGGTTGCCGTGCACCTTCTCGCGCATGCCCTGCCCTACGATGTCGTGAAAGGCCACCAGCTTTGCCATGGGCGCGTAGTTTTCCCAGTCCTGCTTGGCGCCCTTGTAGGTGTGATCACCATCGATCAACGCGGCATCAAACCTACCGAGCCCACGGATGCGCTCAATGACGTCTTTGTGGGTGCTGTTGCCCAGCACCACGTCAATCACATAGCCTCTGGCGCGCAGGTCTTCGGCCACCGCCTGCAATGTTTCCTCGGTCTTCTTCTTGCCCCACAGGCCACCAGGCAGGTCGACTGCGCAGCCGTAGCTGCCCGCTGGCAAGTTGGTCATCACTTCGTGGAAGGTGTCGCCGTGGCGGCTGCCAACTTCCAGATAGCGCTTCACGCCATGCTGATTCAGCAGACTGATAAAGCTGCGCAGCTCGAACTCATTCTGCGATGCCGGTCGGCCGGAAAAGGTTTTCAGCACAGGGCTTGCTCCAGAGTCATGCGCGGGAAGCAGGCCAATGCCGTTTCCCGTGAACAGTTAATGATTTCGGTTTGCTTGCGATCGATCATGGTGAATTGCCGAAGCCACATAGCGCAGCGCTTGGCGTCCGGGTTCTTTGTGTTCTTGTGGTCACCGTGCCAGTGGGTGCCGCCCTTCACCGAGCAGTCATAACCCAGCAGCAGCACCCTGGACGCGCCACGCTCGATGGCAAACTGAATTGCCCTCATGCCGCTGTTGTGCGGCTGGTTCGGCACGCGGTGCCGGTTGATTCCGTACTTTGTGTCTGCGCTCTGGTAGCTGGACCAGAGCTCTGCCGGTACGTCTATCAGGTGCAGGTTGTGATCCCACCAGCCCGCGTCAGATGCGTAGATAACGTCAGCAAAGCGAGCCAGCTGCCATGAGCTGTTCACGGCGATGGCGGGCAGGCCGGCAGCTTCGACCAGGTCGCAGTCAGCGGCGGTCAGGCTTGGGCCGCTGGCGATGCATGCGACCGTCAACCCTTGCCACATCATCAACCTTCGTTCACGCCAGCGCTGCAAGGCGCTGTCACAAAATTCAGCCCGCTATCAGGATCAGGCAGAAACCCTGCCGGGTTGTAAATCTTGCCGTTGTGTACCAGACGCATGGTGGGCAGCAGCCCGTCACGGTGGCGCAGCGTAATGCGGGCCACGATCTCGGACTGATTGGCGTGCGCGGCCATGAAGTCCTTCACGCTCAGCGGCTCGATGGCGCAGGGTACCGACTCCCAGCCGGTTACGGTTTCCCACGTCACGATCTGGGCGCCGCTGCTCGGATCGCGGCTAGTCACCTTTTGCTGGATGGCGACCCGGTGGCGTAGGCGGCCGGCTTTGATACCCATGCTCACCTCACGCCAGCGCCGGATCGCGCAAAAAGTACAGCAGCGCGGTCACCGGCTTGGGCAGATAGCCCTGCTCGTATGCGCCGTCTGCGTCGTTGTCGCGGTCTTTGTAGAAGTAGCCGACCAGCAGCAGCGTGGCCTGCTCGACCTCCGCAGCCACCACCATTGCACCCTGGCTGTCGGTGACGTAGGTCGGGTCTCCGCTGCTGTCGAGCACAGGGTTACCGTGGTCATCACGCTCGACCTCAAACGGCGAGGCTGATTTGAGGTAGTTCTTCACGGCCTTGGATGCAGCGGTAACGTAGCCGGTGATCAGCGTGTCATCGTCGTCGTGATCCATCTGCAGCTGATGTTTGGCCTGCTCCAGGGTGACGTACATCATTTCAGCTTCACCCCTTTGTCAGGGTCATGAGTAGAGGCGCTGGGGCGCAGATCTTTGCCATCGCGGCCTTTCTTCACGGCCAGTCGCCAATCAGCAGATCCTCCCGGCACCCCCTCTGGTGCATCCTTTTGGGCGATCCAGAAGCAACCGCCGTAGGTTGTGCCGTCGCCCTTCTGGTAATCGCCGTGGTCTTTGCTGAATACACCTTGGTCGATGACTGCGGCGATCTTGACTGACTTCTCGACCAGGGTCTCGCCAGCCTGCATCTTCACGGTAACAGTGCGGCCGTCATCGCCCAACGTCATGTCGAAGCTATCCAGCGGCAGCGCGTCCCGGCCATCCTTGGGCGCGGGCATGCGGTCTGCGGCTTTGTCGAAGGTGTCGCGCGCTTGGCGCTCCCACGACAAGGCCAGGTCGGAAAATCGGCGCTCGAAGGTGGCTGCCACTTCGTCGACGGTCGGAACCGGTGCGGGCTCAATGCCTTTGACCATCTGCTCGACGTGGCGCTTAACCTCGTCCATATCTGCGTCTTTGCCGGGGGCGGGCGCGGGCAAAGCCTTGACGGCCTCGGCGACTAAATCGGCCAGCATGGGCCGAATGTGCTCACCAGTCTCGGCTGCATGCATTCCCGCGACAGCATCAGAGACCATCTGTTTGATGACTTCTGGGTCTGCGTCTTTGCCGTTTTCTGGCGCAGGGATCAGCGCGGCGGCCTGCTTGGCGATGGCTTCAAGATCGGGGCGCTCGGCCAGGGCTTTCTCCAGATCAGCAATGCGCTGGTCGCGCTCCTGCAGCTGACCGGCAAACTCTTTGCGCAGCTCATCGCGCACGCCGGCCACAATCCCAGTCATGATCGGGGCCAGGGCTTTTGCCTGGGCTTCAAGCTCACGCATTGAGGGCACTGGTCATCTCCTTTTGGAAAAAGGCAGCG